AGAATAATGCTTGAAAACGGAGAAAGACAATTAGATATTTCGAAAAAATTCAATGTTGCAAAAAGTCTAATATACTCAATACGTCATAAGAAAATATATAGAGACATCATATAGGAGGCGGTTTTAATGAGAGTGGCTATACTGACAACGCCATTTTTTCATGATTGCAAAGAAGTTGCTAGAGAGATTAAAGGAAAGCGCGTTAGAGGCCAAGATAGAATTATATACGGTGGCTCTGAGAGATATTTGATGGACTTTGTACAAATGCTTCAAGAGGACGGCCACTTGGTCACGGTGTATCAACCCTTCCAAGGCATAGAGTCCCCGTTCTCAAAAGACTACAAAGGCATACGTTTTGTGATGATTCCTAACGACGGAAGAAGTTGGGAGTACCATACTTGTACTGATCTTAATTGGAAATTCAATGAGTATTCAGCCTTAGACGATCTGCGCGTGTATTGGGCTAGCTTTTTATCTTATCCTAACGCCGTATCGCCTTGCATAGCAATATCGCACGGCATATATTGGGATGCCGTCCAAGGAAATAACATAATCAACAACTACAACGATATACAACATAAAGAATTCTTCAAACGACAACTCTACGGCTTTACCGCCCCTGATGTTGTCGTTTCTGTTGATAGTAATGTTCGCAAGGTTCTTCAAGCTACCTTACCAGGAGCAGAAAAAAAGGTTGAGATTATTTATAACTACGTTGACACAAATAAGTTCACTCCTGCCCCTAAAACATGGGAAGGTATCAACGTATTGTTTCCTAGAAGGTTAACTGCACTACGAGGAAGCACAGAGGTCACAAGGGCATTTATGAATATGCCACAATATAATTTCACGCTTGTCGGTCAATCCCATAACGAGAAATCGCAACAAGCATTTGCAGACGGTCACAAGCAACGCAAAAACGTAACGATCATGTATAAGCCAATGGACGAAATGGTAGAAATTTACCAAAATGCGGATATTTCACTAGTGCCCACAATGAGCACAGAAGGTTTATCGCTTTCATTACTTGAATCTATGGCTTGCGGATTACCTGTCATCACGACTCCTGTAGGTGGTTTAGGTGATGCTGTGATACATGGATACAACGCAATGGTTTACGACCCTAATCATGAGGATTTAGGAAACTATATTGGATTACTGGCTGAAAATGAAGAAACACGCTTGAAGTTTGGAAAACGAAGTCGCGAAATCGCTGTTGAGTGTTTCGATATTGAAATATGGAAAGCTAAATGGCGAAATCTGATATCAAGATTCGGAGGTTGATTCTATGTTTAATGATAAGAGTTTCATCAAAGAGCACAAGGATATTATTAAGTCGCTCGTCGTGAAAAGTGTTATGGAAATAGGTTGTCAATCTGGCGAATTGTTATTTGATTTGCTCGATGGATTAGAAGTTCAAGGAGTTGACCTAGAACCAAAGCTGGAAAAAGTACTGCAGGGCGACATTAGAGATTTCAAATCAAAGAAGAAATACGATGTTGTTTTTTCGTCTGGAATGCTTGGGCACTTCCCTATTGAAGAAATACCTGAAATCGTAAAGAAAATGGCTAACCTTAGCAAAAATTACATTCTGAACTATGTTCCTAATGCAAATTGTGTAGCTTACATGAATTGCAAGTCAAGCACTACTGCAGAATGGAAAGACGAGTTAGCTTTTACGGTTGATGATTTTTTAGCTCTCCATGAAGTGCCGGGTATTGAAATTGTTCAAAGCGGTGTAATCGCTAATGAATGGGCGAAGCTATTCGGTCAAGAACCTTCCGAAGGTTACTTAGTTTATGTTCTGGCAAAGAAGGTGAAATAAATGAGTGTAAAGAATTCGCTAGAAAAACAAATTGAAATGCTTGAAATCGCCCAAGCGAAAGCATTAGAAGATGGAGACATGGAGAAAGTCGAACGGTTGTCAATCAGCATTATCAGTCTTGGCAATATGATCAATGGCATGAATTAAACTTAAACAGGAGGCGATTGAAATGGTACTAGTGCTAGACAAACCTTTATTAACCCTTAAAGGCGAACCGATAGCAGGAGAAAAATTAAGCGACATCTTAGCAAATATGCTGGCTACGTCAACTACCGGAAGTCCTGCAAAGGTTATCACATGGGCCGTAAATCTTACAAACGATGGTGAAATCGAAGTTGCTAAACAAGACATAGAATTTCTCAAGCAATTGGTCGAAAATAACCAAAATACAATCAATCTAGCCAAAGCTCAACTGCTTGACGAGCTTGAAAAATTTCTAACGTGAAGGTGATGCAATGGGATTCTGGAAAGAGTTATTCGCTAGAGCAAGGGCTGAACCCGAAGGAATAGCTACAGGCAGACATACTAAAGTGGGAAACGGATATTCTAAAACTTTATCGCCCTACAAGTCGAGGACAAATGATGTTCTCGAAACTTTAAGAGGTATTCGAGAAGAATCGCAAGCTATTGAATATTTGAAATCCGTTAATCCTGACGTATCGATGGCTGTATGGAACTTTGTGCGATTGTCTAACCAAGGGAATGAAATGCACTTTCTTGCTCCTGATGGAAAAACAAGGCGTAAGGACCTAGAGGACAAATGGCGCGACTTCGCTTCTCGCATAAATGAAATATCTAATAGTGGGCTTGATGGGTTGATTGACCAACTTCATTACAGCTCTTTTTTATTGGGTGCCATGGGCGTTGAAGTTGAAGTTACGCCTGACGTCAAAGATATATACGACGTTTACCCTGTTAAGCCACAGACTATCGAATGGGAATTAAAAACCATTGATGGTCGTGAAAAATGGGTTCCCTATCAATATAGCTTAAGCAAAAAAGTATACCTCGACTCTGCAAGTGCGAATTTCTTTTGGGTGCCTGCTGATCCAGAAATTGGCGATCCGCGTGGTACGCTCAATCTGTCACCTGTATTACAGGCGATTGATTTTCAAATGCAGATATTGCAGGATTTACAGGCTGTGCTTCATCATCAAGGGTATCCCAAAAATGATATAAGTATCGATGTTGAAAAACTTTTGGCTATGTGTCCACCTAACATTAGGAATGATGCTGTTAAGCTTTCTGAGTGGCTAAATAAACAAGTTGACGATGTTAGGAAAAGCCTTGAATCGATGGCTCCTGACAGTGACTACGTTCATACAAATGATACTACTATCAACATGAACCAAGGTGCTAATGCTGCTAGGAGTCTTGATATCAGAGCTGTAAGTGAATTAGTAGACACACAAACACTGTCTGGATTAAAACAGATGGCTATTTTTATGAATAGAAACCATGGGGTTACTGAATCATGGGGTACCGTTCAGTTCCGTATTTACTGCTCTGGTATTCAATCTTGTCAACGTGGTAGCAAGCGCATTATCGAAGAGATATCGAGACTGTGGCTTCGCGTTATTGGCGAGCAGGCATCCCCTCATTTTAAACATAATACTATTGATTGGAATTCCGAAGAACAACGAATGGCAGTAAAATTGATGGAGCAAGAATTCTATGCAGTTGCTCAATTGATGAATTGGATTGATGGAGATAAGGCTGCACAAGAGGTTATGGGTTCCGAAAAAGCTGTCGGAGAACCTAGCGAAAACATTCGAGCTACTTTTAGTACTGGGGGTGGCAAGGTTGCTAATGACAAACATTCGGGGCCAAACAAACCAACTAAAAATCCCGAAAAAACAATGCCTTAAATGTGGCAAGAGCAATTGCAAGCACTCCGCAGAGAAGATACAGGCATTAAAGAAAGAAGGTGAAAAATAAATGGGTGTATTTGGAGTACCTACTGATGATCAGTTATCGCAGATTAACAAATTGGCAAAACGCAAATTGGCAAAGGAAGAAGTATTTGTCTTTCCTAGCAAACTAGCTGGGGACATGATTATACCAGGTCGAAATGTTCAGTTAACAAAAAGCTTGCTAGATGTATTTGCTAGTGACGCAATCAAAGGCGTATCCCTTCTGCTCGACCACAGTTGGAGTGCTGACGGATTCTTTGGGTTGGGCGGCAGGCCGAAAGCAGCTATCCCTTATGGTAGAACTTTCTCTAGTAGATTCGAAGCAAGTTCCGAAGAAGGAGAAACAATCTCTCTGGTATCCGACACCTACATGGTTAAGGGTGTTGAAATCGATGGAATCAAAACTAATGATTTAGCGGCTAGCATCGAGGGTGGAACACTTTTTGATACTTCAATAGGATTTTCTTACAGCAAAGCTACCTGTTCTGTCTGTGGGGAAGATTATTATTCTTGCGAGCATATGCCAGGCAGAACTTATGAAATTGAAGATGCAGATGGAATCACGAGAAATAAACTTTGTTACATCAAAGCTGAAGCTCCTGGTTATTTAATGGAGAATAGTTTAGTGTTTGATGGTGCTTATCCAAATGCTGGTGTTCTGTCTAGGGCTGGCGAAATAGTAGAAAATAATAATGGAACATTTGAAGTCGTAAACGATTTCAAAGGAATGGACACAACTAAGCCATTGCTTGGTATTTACAGTAATCGAGCAGGCTTAGTAACTATGGTTAAGAAATCAGAACCTAAAAATATTCATTCTCTTGGTGGCATCGGAAAATCAATTTCTGAT